ATTCTTGCGGCGCTGCCTTTCGATGGCCTGACCGGCGCGGTCTATGAAGGCTGGCGGCAGGCGCAGCTTCCTGTGACCGGCTTCCGCGGCATAAACCAGGTTTCGACGAGCGGCACCGGCCGCGTGTCTCCCTTCCAGGAAGGCTCCTACATCTTCGACCACGATCTCGACGTGGACCGCGCCATTGTGGATCGCTACGGCGAGACGCGCCGCGCCCGTGAGGAAACCATGGCGGCCGCTTCGGCCGGTAAGGTGTGGGTTGACACGTTCCTCAAGGGTGATAACTCCGCCTCCCCGATCGTGTTCGACGGTATCCAGCGCCGCTCGCGACTGTTCAACCGCACGCAGAACAACTCGGCCGCCTCTGGCGGCGCGGCGCTCTCGCTCCTGAACCTTGATCGCGCGATCAACAACACGAATCTGCCGACGCATATCATCGCGGATTACACGATGCAGCCGCTCTTTATTCAGGCGGCGCGCAACACCTCGATCTCCGGCTTTGTGATCCAGTCATGGGATGAAGTCGGCAAGGTGAAGATGACCTACGCCGGCCTGCCGATCCTGTGGGGCTATCCCCGCGACGATCACGGCTCGCTGCTTCCCTTCACCGAAGTTGCGGCTGGCGGCGGCGGTGCGGTCACTACCTCGATCTATGTCGTCTCTATCCGCGATGGCGGGTTGAAGGGCATCCAGATCAAGCCGCTGACCTTCATGAACATTGGGCTCTTGCCGGATGGCATCACGTATCGTACTCATATGGCATGGGATGTCGGTCTTGTGGACGAACACAAGTACTGCATCACGCGCCTGACCTCGATCACCAACGCCGCCTTCGTGGCATAAGGAGGCTCTGATGCCTGGCTCAAGGAACTACACATACGATCAGTCGCATCTGCTGAAGGACGCTGGTGCGATCACGGCTTCCGCCGCTGCGCAGGTTGCCGCCGCGAACCGCATCATCGACATGGGCAACGCCCGTTTCGACGGGCAGTTGGTGATTTGGGTTTCGGCGCTGACGGTTGGCGCGACAAACCAGTATCAGATCCTCGCGCAGGGATCGTCTTCGGCAACCTTCGCCTCGGATATCCAGACGCTTGGCACGCTGGAGCTGGGCAACACGGCCGTCCGCCTCGGCGGCGCGATTACATCGCTGGTCGGCGGCTATGAGTTCGGCTTCACGAACGAGCAGGCCGATGTGATCTATCGCTACATCCGCCTCTTCACGGTCTGCGTCGGCACCTCGCCCTCGATCAACTATACCGCCTTCCTCGCACCTGAATCGGGAATGTGATCATGAAGCTCCGTCTTTTTAATCTCACCACCCGCGAGGAATTGCTTGCCTGGTCAGTGGATGCGATCGACGCCGTGCGCAACGATCCGGCGCGCTGGGTTATCCTGCAGGAAGGCGAAGAGCCTCCTGCTGCGGCCAAGACGAAGGCGCCAAAGCTGAAACTGTCGGCGTCTGAAGAGCCTCCTGCTTTGTCGTCTGATTCTCCTTCCGAATAGCCGGGTTTATCCTCCCGCGGCTCAACTTGACCCCGCCCTGACCGGCGGGGTTTTTCGTGGTGCGTTGCTGCGGATGGTCCGGGGCGCAATCTGGTGGCATGGCAAGCCGCATTGAAATCATCAACGACGCCCTGGTGAGTACCGGGAACAACGATTGCGCCGAATTTGACGGCTCGGATGAATGGCGACATGGGGAAGCGGCTTACCGCCGCTCGGTCGGGTTCTTGCTCAACCGGCATCGCTGGGGGTTTGCGAAGCAGCAGTGGCCTTTGACAAACCTCGTGACGGCGGCCTCGGCCCGGTACGAGTTTTCCTACGCCAAGCCAAATGATGTCCTGCACGTCGAAGGTTTGCTGGTGAACGAACTGCCGCTGGTTGAGTACGAAATTGTCGATGACAAGATCTGCTGCGATTATGATACAGGCGTTGTCTTGCGCGGCGTCCGCGTTCCGCCCATGTCGCAATGGCCGCTGCACTGGATTGAGCTGCTGACGATGCGCTGCGAAGGCTGCATCTATGAAAGCCTGAACGAGGATCAGGGTGGGGCGGCGCAGAAGAGCGGCGCGGTCGAGCGCTACCTGCAGGAAATCAAGACGGCCGCCGATCAGGAAGAGCCACGGCGGCATGTGCTGGTGTCGCGTGTGGCTTTGCGGCGTCGCTCCGGCTCCTGGCGCGGGTGACCCATGGCTATTGCTTCCGTAGTGCAGGCGCAGCGTGACTTCTCCGCCGGGCAAATTGACGAAACGGCTGAACGGCGTGAGGACACGAAAATCTTTCGTGCCGGGATGCGTGAATTGCGGAATGTGCGGCTGCTGAACTCGGGCGCGGCGACGCGGCGGCCGGGTCGGCGGTGGATCTACAAGTCGTTGACGGGGAGCCTTTCTGGCCTTGTCCGACCGGCACCTGGGGAATGGTGGTGGGTCGAAATCGAGGCGACCAAGATCACATTCCGGCGCCGGTTTCCCTCGGCCACATCGCCGCAGACTTTCACGGGCAAGCCATGGACCGGGCCGCAAGTGCCCGTGCTGCGATATGAAATGTCGGGGACGACGCTATTTGTCTGTCATCAGGCATGGAAACCATGGACCTTCACCTACAATCCCGTGACGCAGACGTGGAGCGAGGCGGCCTTTGCGTTTGCCGTCGATCCGAACGGCGAACGGAGGGAGCCCTTTCGCAACTTCAATGCAGGGCAGGGCATCACTTTTACCCCATCGGCGCGCACGGGCACAATTACGGCTACGTTTTCGGGTGCGGTTCTGAACAATCCCGGCCATGTGGGGGTCAGGTTTCGTTACGGCGAACAGCAGATCGAGATCACGGCGGTTTCAAGCGCTACAATTGCAACGGCAACTTGCATCACGCAACTGCCGCCAACCTATGTGGTGACGTTCAACACCGTCGAGGGATTGCAGGCCGGTGACGTGATCGAAGGCGTCACATCAAATGCCAAGGGCAATGTCCTTTCCGTGGATGTCGGCCTGTTGCAGGCGACGATTCTGGTCACGCGCAACTGGGCCGGTTTTACCGGCTCCGAAATTGTGGCAGGACCGCGCTGGAAGGGCACGGTCACTGCATCGGTGGCTGCGGGGTCGCCTGGGGCTACTGTGCTATGGGATGAAGCGTTCTGCTCGGATTATCGCGGCTGGCCCGGTTCGGTGTCGGTCGATCAGCAGCGCGTGGTCTTTTCACGGTTCAAGCAGTTCGGCCCGGCAATCATCTGGAGTGCGACGGGCACGCTGAACGATTTTCGGCCTGGGGCGAACGCTGACGATGCGATCTTCGAGTTTGTGCCTGACAGTTCGTCGGTGCTGGAAGTGTTGGGCGGACCCGACGAGTTCATCCTTACGGACACGGGAATCTATTACATCCCGATCTCGTCGGCCTCGCCGCTGCAGCCTGGCTCGATCGAGTTCAAATTGATTGCACAAATCGGGGCAGCGCCAATAAGACCGGCGCTGACCGCAGATGGCTTTGTGTTCATCAACGCATCGCTCTCGCGCATTTTGGCGGTTCAAGCGACGGGGCAGGCGGCGCGGCCCTACGTGACCGACGACGCGACGCAGTATCATTCTGACCTGATCAAAAATCCGGTGTGCATGGCAATTACATCTTCGGATGTTACGGCTCCTGAGCGATATATTTACGTTGTCAACTCGGATGGCACGATGGCCGTCGGGAGATATGAATCGCGCCTCAATGGTGACGGCTGGATCGGTTGGGTGCCGTGGGATGGTGAGGGCCGCATCCGCTGGGTGACGGCGGGCGGCGCTGATGTCGGGGTGACTGCCGAGTACAGCACGAGTACGGGGCTCATCAGTTCTGTCGAAGTGTTGGATGACACGCTGCTGCTGGACGCCTCAATTAACGCGACTGTGACGTTTGATCCTCTGGCTTCAAACTGGCTGACGGGGACAGAAGTCAGTCTCGAGAGTGCGGGATGGTATCGGGGCGAAATCACATCCCCCACGGCAGGAACGATTGAATCGCAAGTGCCAAGTGATTTGGTGACTCCGACGCGCTTGGGCAAGAATTTTGTGGTGGTGGCTACGCCGTTTGTTCCGCACGCCGATCCAGGCGACGGCCGCAACCGGCAGCGGCTTCGCAGGCGCAGGATCAAGACAGTCGGGGTGCGGGTGATTCGGACACAAGCGGTCGAGATTGCCGGCCGGGCATGGCCGTTCTGGCTGGAGGATGAGAACCAGGAGGTTGCGCCGCCGCAGCGCACGGATGTCTATCGCGCACGGCTTTCCGGTCGGGACTTTGACCCGTCGTGGTCGCTCGTGCAGGAGTTGCCGGGCGCTCTCACGATCCTCGAAATGACAACGGAGGTCACGGTCTGATGGACCCTGTTCCAGCAACAGCCATGGCTCTTTCGGTTGGGTCGTCCGCGGTCAAGGCGGGCGGATCGCTTATGGCCGGAAAGTCGCAACAGCAGCAGTACAATGCCGAAGCAGGCAAGATGCAGGTGGCGGCATCCGAGGCGCGGTTGCGCGCGACCGAGATTGACGGGGCTTACGCAGAGGAACTGTCACAGACGCTTGCAAACCTTCGCTCGATCACTGCGGCGAAGAACCGGAACATCGACTCTCCGACGGCAATCCCGATGGAAGAGAGGGCGCGCGACGTAAGCATGAAGCAGTCGCAGAAAGCCGTGTCGAACGAGATGAAGAAGGCAGCGCAGGCCGATAGCGATGCTGTCTCACTGCGCCGGGCAGGGAAGACTGCGCTGACTGCGGCCTATCTGAAGGCGGCTCCCGACATGCTGGCCGGGGTGTCGTCGATCGCCGGCGGAATACCCAAGAAGGGGGGCTGAGATGGTAGATATCCTCAAGGCCGCCGGGGGCGCGCGCACGGCGGGCTTGCTCCTGACAAAGGAAGCGCCGTCGCAGGTGTCGAGCCAGGCCTTGATGCGGCCCTATACCGCCGTGGCGGAAGCCGTTGGCTACCTTGGCAACAAGGTCGATGAAATGTCGGTGCCGATCCAGCAGGCCGCCGGGGCGCAGTCTGTTGCTCGGGATGCGAACGGCGAAGTCACCTACGGCATGCGCTGGTTGGAAGGCGGGGCTGGCGACAAGGCCTATAATGCCGCGGCGCGTCAGGGTGCGATGGCGAGCTACGCCATGGATACGCAGCGGCAGTTGCAATCGTACCGGCTGCAATACGACGGGCGGCCGGAAGAGTTCCGCGCTGCGGCGGATAACTTTGTGAAGGATATCGGCAAGGGCGATCCGCTGCTGCGGCCGTTCGTGCAGCAACAGGCTTCCGCCGTCGCCGGTCAGTTTTTCGACGGGCTGAT